AATGTTCTCGGTAAAAAAGCCCGCAGCCACGGACCAGATACTGTCCGGGATACCTGACGCCTCGTCGAAGATCACCATCATGCCGTCCATGTTGTGCACACCGGCATAGGCGTCAGGGTTCTCCTCGCTCCACAGCTTGCCCTCGGCTCCCCAGTACCGGGTGCCTTTGCGCAGGTCACGCTCGACCAGTTCAGTCAACCAGTTGGCCGGGTTCAGGCTCGTGGCCGTGGGTTCCCACCAGTGAGCGTTGATCGCCATCGTGACCCACTTGGTCAACTCACCCCATGTCACTTTGCGCAACTGGTTCTCGCTGTTGGCCGACACAATCACGCTTGACCCGATGCGGGTGGACAGCATCCACAGGATCAGCCACGACACCAGTGCTGACTTACCCACCCCCCGGCCAGAGGACACGGCCCTGCGCAGCGCGTCGATCAACTGGTCGTTACTCAGCTTGCCCCGGTTCTCCTTGATGAAGTCCCGTATCCTGCGCAGTGCTCTCCTCTGCCACGCACGAGGGGCTTTAAAGTGTTCGAGGGGGGTGTTCTTCTGTCCCCAAGGGAACACAAAGAGCACAAACGCCTCGGGGTCGTCCTTGATAGACGGACTCCAAAGCTGGCTCATGAGCGTTTGCTCATCTTCTGGGCTGTACCGGGGCTTCTGCATCACTGCTTCTTTCCAAAGATCGCATCCCAGTTGTCGCGGAACTTCTGGGGGTCGGGGATCGGTCTAGGCGCGGAGCCTTTGCCACCATCACTCATCACGGTTCTCCAGTCGAGGGGTTATGTCAATGACCTCACCCTCGATCACCCGGGCTTGGGCCTGCGCCAGTGCCTCAGTGATGGAGATGGTGCCACCCAGTTCAATTTGTTTAGTCTCGCCGTAGCGTTTCCTGTTGTGCGCTCCCATGAGCCACTTGCGCGTGTCGATGCGCAACTTGTCCCGGTTCACCGTATCGTTCGAGTTGGCGTCGATGGACTCGACCCCATCGGCAATCTCTAGGATTTCCCCGGCCAAGAACTCAGTGCGCATCTCCTGCGCTTCCTTGAACCGTTCATGGCGAACGGGGTCACGCTTGACCCAGCGCAGGAAGTCCTCATACGAGATAGCCCGGTGGTCATCCTCAATCAGCGATTGCAGGGATCGGCCCCGGTAGATGTCCTCCACGATGCGCTCGAATATCTGCTCATATTCGACATGCAGCAACGCCCGTGCAGCCTTCGAGGTTCTGAGGGGTTCTGGGTCAGGCACGGTCAGCCAGTTTGGCAGTTGGTTTTCACTGGCGACAGCCGTGCCTACGAACGAGGTGTTCTCTTGTTTCATAGTGGTACGGATGCTATCACATGCGGGTGGTGTTGTGTTGTACGGATTACGTGTACCCATTGGGTTTCTGATTTTCTAAAAAATTTTCAGAGTTTCTGTGATGCCTACGTAGCCGGACCATCGACCCCGCTGGCCCTACCCCCTCCCCTCGCTCCAGCGACTCCCGGGCACCACCGCAACCCTGACCCAGTGGGCGACACCCAGCACCCGCGCACCCAGTGGGCACGGCAACCCACGGCACCCGCGCACCCAGTGGGTGACAGTGCCCGGGGCCATTTGCCCGGGGAAAGTGGGCACGGAATACGCGCACCCAGTGGGTCCGGGGTTCAATCGAGAAGCCGGGGGAAATTCCCCAGAAACCGGGGAAAGTGGGCACCCAGTGGGTCCGGGAAACCCTTTTTTTGTTCGATGGCGACACTTTCACCTTTCGCGCAGGCAAGGCGAAAATCAGAGTACTTTTTAAAAGCACTAGAATTTCAGAATCCTAGAAACCTACCCCCTGAGATAAAAGGGCAAGTTGTCACCAGTGATGAAAGTGCTTACCCATTGGGTAAGGGAAAGCACCTAGAAACTTTTTTCTTTGACTTGTTGACAATGTGGACCCAGTGGGTTAGAATTGAGCACATCAACAACCCGTAACTGTAAGGACTCGACACCATGAACCGCCACGCCCTGCACTATCTCGATTTGCACCCCGAACCCCTGAAGACTGACGAACCCGCCCCGTTTTTGATTTGGGCGGGTGCAGCCTTCGCACTGGGTGCCCTGTACCTGTTGACCGTGTTTGCCTTTTCCCTGTAACCCGTAACCTGTAAGGACTGACCATCATGAAAACCACTGTTTCCCGCTATGACTTCGAACGCGCCTTTGTTGACGCTGACCGTAAAGAGAATTTTTCTTATGAGGCGCTGGGCCTGTTGTTCGACTACTTCGAAGACTACGAAGAACAAACCGGCGAAGAAATTGAACTCGACGTTATCGCCATTTGCTGCGAGTACACCGAAGACACCGTGGTCGATATTGCCCGCAACTACTCAATCGACCTCAATGATGCGAACCCTGAAGACGACGATTATGAGGACCAGTGCCGCCAAATCGTGTTCGACTACTTGAGCGATAACACCAGCGTAATTGGCGACACCGCTGACGGCTTTGTCTACTTGGCTTTTTAAGGGGTACACCATGACACATTGGGAACAAATCAGCCGCGAAACCGTTGACGGGTTCGACATTGTTTTTTCAGTTGCAGCCGAAGACATGCACCCCCGCGACTCTTTCGACATGGAACCCGAAGAACTCGCGCAATTGTGCGAAGACATTGACCGGGGCCGCTATTCGTGGTTCATTGCCCGGGTTCAAGCCTTCCGGGCCGGTGTTGAACTCGCCGCCGATTATTTGGGCGGGTGCCTGTATGACTCCCCCGCCGACTTTGTGAAAGCCGGGGACTACTACGCCGACATGGTTGACACCGTAAAACGCGAAGCCCGCGAAACAATCGCCAAATTAACCGAAGAACTGGAAGCCTAAACCATGAACACGCAACAACTGACCACCGAAGAACAAGAACGCGCCGCCTATATGGCGGGCGACACCCGGGCCGCTGAACTACTGGCCCAAATTGCCCAACTCGAAGCCGAACGGGATGCACTGGCCGAAGAACTGGAAAACCTGAAAGATAGCGCCGCTGATGATTCGCTTGAACGCTGGGAGAACGAAAACGGAAACCCGGACGACTTCAAAGAGTTCTTTTATGACTGTTTCGCACGACTGGCGGGCCACTATCCAGCCCCCGACATTTCCAGCGACTATGACAAGTCCGTGATTTTTGCGGCCATTGAAAAGGGCGAAGAACTGGACGCGAACGGGGGTGCTGATTGATAACCGCCCTTTTAATCGCCCTTGCCGGTGTCGTGTTGGTCCCGCTAGTCTCTGACTTTCTCGACCTGTAACCGCCGAACCCGTAACCCCCAGCCCCTGAATTAGCGTTCAGGGGCATTTTTTGACCCTAACCCATAGGACACCCCCAGCCATGAACGAAACCCCCCTAAAACAACCCAAAACCCCGGCCCCCGGTACCGTGGCCGAACGGGTCCGGCAAACCGTGGACCGCTTGAACCTTGACGAAGGGCAAGCCGCCGCATACTTCGGCGTCCCCGTGTTCACCGTTCGCAAGTGGTGCACGGGCGAACGCGAACCCGGTGCCGCCGTGGCCCGTTTGCTTGACGTGCTGGGACTTGTCGAAGCACTCGCCCCCGCGCTTCACGGTTCTCTTTTGCCGCCCGTGAGCACGACACCCCCGCGCAAGCGTGGCCGGGTGAAGAATTTGGCTGGAGAAATCGGTCATGTCGAAAAATCCGATTCCACTGGCTCAACCGATTCGATTGACAATTCGGTCATGTCGAAAAATCCCGTTTGAAGGAGTCAATCATGGCAATGGCTGATTACAGACAATGTGACGTGTGTGGCTGCAAAGCCTTCTACGATGCGAACCTGAATTACGAATGGCCCGACAAACAAGGCAAAGGGTCGTGGGGTCAGGAAATTACAAAAGACGAACTGGTGCGGGACAGCGGCCACAAAATCGACAACCTCGGAGACTGGGCCGTGATTTGCACCGACTGCGCCAAGACCCACCGATGCGTGGTTCTTCCGCTTGACAACCCCGAAACAATCCCAGACTGGATGGTGAAACCATGAACGCACTTGAACACTATGACCGCCTCTATGGCGACATGGGCCTGAACCCCCAAGACGCTGCCCGATTCGTGTTTGTCTCGGGCTGGAATAGCGCAATGGAAGAAGCCATGAAGCGCGTCAACGCCATGCCCTTTGGCAATGACACCCGTGCATCGTTTGCCATCTATTTCCAGCAGATGATGGTGGTTGACCCCTCGGACATTCAGGAGAAGATGCAGTGAACATCGTGATCTACACCAAGGACAACTGCCCCAACTGCACCACGACCAAGGCGCTGCTGAACAGCAAGGGGATCGGGTTTGAGGATCGGGACATAGAGGTGCCACTGTGGTTTGAGACATTGAACATGCTCTACCCCGAAGC